ATAGCATTCTTTTGCATACGATGTAAAGTCTATTAGAGGCGAAACCCACGTGTCCCATCTAACACGAACAATCACATCATACTTTGATCCGTGTAACTGCATAAGATGATCATGCAGTAGCATCTGCTTTGTTTGGTGCAGATGCCGTTCGTTTGGATTCTTCAGTTTTTTCTTGTATTGATAATGTTCGCTGGCGGTAGGATTATCTAGATATGGACTGTAGTGAATATCAAAGTTAGGTATCTTTTCTAAATCACCCAGTGAGATCGTATTCAGCAGTCTTCGATGTTGCTCAACTTCATAGTCCCATACCAAATACTTAAACTCCGCAGTGGGAAATCCATTCTCTAAAAGGTCGAGACAATATCTTGCGTCATCGAAATCATTTCGAATTTGACCTGTAACGAAGACGCCTATTTTCATAACGTTGTAGTCGATTCAACGCCTTGCACTTTTGTGTTGAACATCGTAACAATGCCGAGTTTCTTAGGCATTAGCTGGCGGCACATAATTGCATCGTTTGGCCATGCACCATACTCCGATACAAGTTTAAGAAGTTTACGTGCTCCTTCTGGTTTAATGAAGTATGCAGAGTTGCCAGGCAGACCTTGAGGAATTTGATCTTGATCAATCTTAGGCACAGGCACAACTTTCTCGGGCAGTCTCAACTTAACTGCTTGGTAGTATTCGCTAGATTTGCGAGTAGCACCACGAGGATCATTTAATGCAATAATGTCAAAAGAACTCTCGTTTAACATAGTCACGTCTACTCGCTCAATGAACTCTGCATCGTGTTCGAAGATAAACATACCCTCTTCATTTTTTGCACACATTTTCCACAAAAGATAGTGCGACAAAAAACAGGCAATACGTTTCTCTGATACGGCGGTGACGTAAGGATGTTTCCATAGTCCTGTTTGCATGTCAAGCACAGGTTCCGTTAGTGGATAGTTCCACTTGAGATTGTGCAACTGCATCAGAGAAATTACTCGCTCGGGAATAATGCCATAGAACTTAATAGGTTCGAATTCATTATTTACTGCTCGGGAAGATTCGATAAGTTTTTCAGCGCAAGACTCTGACAGGTCATTGCCTTGTAACGTGATCACATATGCATCATTCATTTCCAAGTCTTCTCTCGTGAATTAGATTTAGGGAACTGAGATAACTTCGTTTCAATCCCAAGAAAGTCTGTAACTTTGCTTACAGGATCGCCACCAATAATATCAAGAATCAACAAGTCATCGGGTCGATCACTGAAATAGTTTCGAACGTCTTGATCATGGCGCTCGTACGCTTTCCCGTACGTCTCACGATCCCAGTCTACGCTTCCGTACACCTGTCTGCGAATCTCTAACTGCGCCGATGCTTGATTGACACGTCCTTTCTTTCGAAGAAAGTATGGCTCTACTGCATCGACCCAGTTATCACGAACCGTATAAATGAACTTAGACTTAGGAAACATCTTATCGAGTTTCTTATAATGTAGTACAACGGGTATGTCGCTTGCACCGTCGCCAAAGCCACCGAACAGTTGTGTCTCATTCGGATAGTGTAGAATGTTATAGCCACAGCGAGCCATAAAATCGCTGAAGCTTGTAGTGCCTGTACGAGACAAGCCGATACAATAGATCATCGAATCATTACGCCGTTTTGCATTTGTGTCCATTCAGTCTTGGGTCGATTCGCAACTGTCCAGTGCCATTTGTCAGACTGATTATCAGCACCTCTCATTTGAATGTGCACGAACTTAGTATTCTTTGTTTTAGAATCAACAGCAAGTCGAGCAAACCCAGAACCGTTGTCGTATGGATCCCATGTGATACAGCGATTCCATTCGGTGTCTATCTCAACGAAGTCAATGTCCATAGATGTTGCCATTGCATGTAGATAACCCTGATCAGTGCCATACACTTTGCCACCACAGATAGGATCACGATCAACTAATTGAACGTACTCTTGAAACGGCTTAAACTGTTCACGGCATTTGCGTAGACCAGCATTAGAGTATAACACAACACCTGAGTTGAATACAAGTAGGCGATTTTTATCGTCGCGCGGCAAATCACAGCCGTACTTTTCTGTCACCAGTTTAGCCCAGTGTTCTTCGGTTTTCGAATTGCACTGCTTGTTCAGTTTTTTGTCGTACCGATACTGAGGCTGTAAAGGCTCTTGACCCATGCCTAGTTCACCAGTAAATGATTCGAAAACGTTTTCTTCTAGTCCATCGACTGGAAATATATCAGTATCGCAAAACAGAATATTATCGTAATCAAGATATTTGTCGTCGAAGACAGGCTTGAAACATCCATAATAAGGGGTTACTCTTCCTAATCCATACTTCTTACCGAACTGTGCATTTCTATCGAACACATACTCAGCACCAATTCGCTCTGCATATTCGCGCATACAGTCAGAGCCGTACTGTGCGCTAGGTCGAACATTGCCGTCCCAATACTGATAAATTACATTCTTCATGAGTAATGCTCCATGTACCATTTTACAAAGTTGTCAACACCCTCTTCGATTGGCGTAGAAGGATTGTAACCAAGTTTCTGAAGTTTTGTTGTGTCGCTCCAGGTCTCTGTCGCATCAGCGGGATGCTTAGGTCCATAGTTCTTATTAGCCTTTTTGCCCAACGATGTTTCGATAGCAGTAACAAATCGCTCAAGTTCAACCTGCTTACCGTAGCCAATATTGTACATGTCACGAGGCGTCATGTTATTGGCAACAAGCCAGATGCCCTGCACAATGTCATCGATGTACGTAAAGTCACGCTTCATGTCACCGTAGTTAAACAGAGTGATTTCATTACCTGCCAGAATGTTCTTCGTAAAGTCAAACAGAGCCATGTCAGGTCTTCCCCACGGACCATACACAGTAAAGAATCTCATGCCAACAGCGTTCGGAATCTTAGAGATCGCAAACTGCGACTCGTTGATGCACTTTGTATAGCCATACGGATTGATCTGCTGATACAGATAGTCATCTTCTTTCCATGGTAATGGATTGCCGTGCATCACACAAGACGTAGAAGCATAGATGACGTTTTCAACACCAGCCTCTTCACAAGCCTTAATCAAGTTCAAAGAACCCGTCACGTTGTTATCAACGTACTCTTGAGGATTGTCCATCGAGTATCGAACGCCTGCCATGGCACCAAGATGCACTACTAGATCAGGCTTAACGTCTTTTATCCAGTCTGAGAAATCGTCGAGATTTTTTAGATCCATATTACGACAAATGATGCCGTGATCAACATTCAGTTTACCTGCTCGCTTCATCTTTAGCGAGGGATCATAGTATGAATTAAAATTGTCAAAGCCAGTTACGAAATGTCCGGCTTGCTTGAAATGAACAGCAGTATGAAATCCAATAAAACCTGCCATTCCTGTAATCATTACTTTCATTCAAGTATTCCTTGCGATACTAATTTTCTATAGTTCAAAATCTTGTCTTGTTTTGGCGATGGTCTGCCGGGCGTGTTCTTCATCTTACGCCTTACGTGGATTATATATCCATCACTTACGTTCTCTTCAAACGACGACCGATTCCACTTGTCTTCGTCGAGATAGACATCAGGCGTTTCTTTGAGATTTGCTTTGATAGCGAGACGATGCATGATGCCTTCGTCTTCGTAGTTGTTATTAAAATGATCCATCTCCCAGTCTACCATGTGCACTCGGAGTTTCTTGCGAATGTCTTTGTCTAGACGATAGATGGATCCACCCCAATATGGATATCTGGTGTCACCAAGTAAAGGGAATCTTTGAAAGAGTTTCTGTCGTAGCGAAGGCTGAATGCCAAAGTGACGACCAATGCCTGTATCGTCAGTGAAGATGTTCTTTGTCATACCCTTGCGAGTAAACATGTCGATGTCCATCATGACGACCATATCGTACTCATCGAACTGCGAGTCAAGCATTATCATCTTTTGGCATGGTGCTGATAGATGTTTTCTAAACACGTTACCAGATATCAACTGGTAGTCTGCACCGCATAACTTAGCATACTCTTCGATGTTTGCTTTTGAACGTTCTTCTAGTTCACCTAGAGGTCCTGTCCAGTGCTGTAGTATGATCTTCTTCATCTAAAGAATCTTTCCAAAACGTTTTTGTCATGATTGACCCAGCCGTCAAAGCATCGATGTGTGCTACCGTTAGGCTTGCTCAACACTTGATACCAACCCATCTCTGCGGGATGCAAGCGTTGCTCTTCGTGTAACCTATCGACGTACGCCCTATCGATAAAACTCATCGGATGCATAATCAACTGATCGACGATCCAATTGTGATGTCTACCAGCAGGATTAGTATCAAACTGACGCAACATATCAAAGTAATTTTGTTTCGTGGCTGAGAACGAATTGATACGGTTGTTCTCATAAGTGTCGATCACATAAGGTATAAAATCTGCGTCTTTGTATATCCACGTATCAAATCGTGCACGAACCACCACATCATAATCATCCTTTATCTTATCACAAAGCCATGCATGAATCAAGTGTTGTTTAGTGTGATGTGAAGTCCACTCACGCCTGTGCATACCACCTCGCTGTATAAACGATTTGGTCTCTGCGAAACGATTAGACTCCCAGTGTTCTGGCGGAATGTCGAAGTAAGGATGATAGCCTATGTCAGGCTCAGGATAATAGTGTGCAGTTTCTTCGGGAAAATTGTTTTCAAACGTTCTCTGAAAACTAGACCACGTAGCGAAGTGATAATCATAGTCTGGGAAGAATTGCTTGACTCTACTTAGATTTTTTTGCAGATTGGTGTTAGGATTCTTACTGACGCAAGCGCCAGAAATACAGACTGCAACTCTCATAATTAAACTCGCTGAAAGAAATGATCTACATGAAACTGATCGACCTGTTTATAGTTTAAATCTTTCAGCAGAGCAAAGCACTCTTCTGTATTAGGATTTAAATTGTTGAATTCAATTTGAAGCAAGGGCCAATCATTTTCTTCTAGTGTATGTAGCATTCCCTTAAGAGGACGAAGCACAAAGCCTTCTGTATCAATTTTAATAAAATCAATTTCGGTGAATTGGTAATCGTCTACTACTCTTGTCTCCATCTTGATTTCTTTAGGATTGTAACCCGCTCTGGTTTTATAGTGGCGCGTTTCGTCCGTAAGAATTAAAGACAGACCAGTATTGCCCGCCCGCATAATCATTGTCATCTCTTCGTCTGCATCAGAAACAGCATAAGGATACACTTCGATGTTAGTGACATGACTCAGATTTCGATTCATTATCTCATGATAGAGAGGTTCGAACGAATAGACTTGCTCAAAGTTATTAGCATAACGTAGTGCTGTAGTCCCAATGTGACCACCAATATCTAAACAGCCACGCTTTTGATCTAGATATTTCTCTGCGATTTCCCAATCAGGCAGAGTCATTGAATAGAGTTCGCCTCTACTTTTAAATCCTTGGTAGAAACTATCTCCTTGAAATAACTCCCAGTCGCTCGGTTCTTCAAATTTCATTATCGAAGTTCTTCAAGTAGTAATCTAGATCCTCAGGTGTTCCCAAGCCCCACATCTTGGTCGCTTCATGTGTACGAATCGTTTTACAATCTTGAATTGCTTCGTTAAACACTGGGCAGACATAAAACTCATTGTTGACACGAATGTCTTTTTCAATCATCTGCTTTGCGTACTTGACAAAATCTCTGCCGTGCTTCCAGTAGTAGTAACCGACAGTAGCGTTGTCGCTAATAGGATTCTTTTCTGCAACTTCAGTAACAAAGCCGTTATCGTCTACTCTGGCAAACGACCATTTAGGGTGAGTGGCTTTGAACGTAACAATGCCACCATCGGCTTGTGTTTCCTGCATCTTGTACATGAAGTCAACAGGATCCCATTCGACGTACTGGTCACTGTTCGCAAAGAAGAGCGGTGCGTCCCAGTCAATAAATTCTTCTGCGAGTAGTGCAGTACATGCCGCACCCTCAGTCATGCCATCGACCTCGACAATCTTACAGTTCGGCGCAATGAGACCAAGCATGGTGTCTAGGTTGTATTGCTCTCGGTGCTCTTTCTGCACAACAAAAATAAAGTTTGCATCAAGACCTAGATTCTCTACAACAACTTGAATCATTGGCTTGCCATCTACATCAATCAATGGCTTAGGAAATGTATAGCCTGCTTGTGCGAATCGAGAGCCAGCGCCTGCCATCGGAATCAACACGTTCAACTTATCATCTTTCCACTTATTCACAATTGGCTCTCCATTAATCTTAGGCATTATATTTTCGACTGTCACTTGTGACGGGTCTGTTACTCTTATATATTTGGCTCTAGAACGTTCAGCCGCCAGCAGTCCGGGCGGTGAGTCTTCTATAATAATCGTCTCTTCGGGCAGACAGTTCATCATCGACATAGCTTTCCAATACATCTCAGGATGTGGCTTGCTATTCTTTACGTCTTCGTTAGAAATGATGACTGAGCAGTGTTCGATAAGTTCAGACTTTGCGAGTGACGTTAGCACAGTTGAACGAATGCTATTAGAACATACACCAATTTTGTAGCCATTTTCAACCAATCTGTTGAATAGCTCGACGATTTGTGCTTGAGGTTTAAGTTCGCGAATTTCGAAGTGCGTCAGAAGTTGTTTGCGATTGTAAACTCGATCATGCTCTTCAAGAGGCAAGCCCTTGTTTCGTGTAAGCATATCAAGTTTCTGACGGGTCTTGTGACCATCGTAGATGTTAAGATGTTCTTCAGGAGTGATTGCATAGTCCTTACCGAGCGCCTCGTTTAGCGTTCGGTAATGGATGTCTTTTGCGTCGATCAATACCCCATCAAGGTCGAATAATATAAGTTTGATCATGTTTAAGAACTTGTGTCGCGGTATCTCACTGGGTAGTCTGTACAGATTGCGTTAAAATCCGTAGTGTCTGTGTTGTGTCTTTCGGGCATCATCGCAATTGTTGTAGGAGTTACGTCAATATGAAGAGGACAATGTTTATCAGGATACGCAACGATGCTTGACTGTGATGTTAATGTATAATCATCACTATCGTGGAAAAAATATTCGAATGCAGGACCATGTTCTACTGTCATCCCAATCATGTGAGCCAAAGCTTCGCCATTCTTACAATGGATTAACAGACGATTTGAGCGATTGATAAAAAATCTATCGATGACATAATTGTCAAAGATGTCGCTGTCGCTTGGATAATCGTGACCCAGAACCATAGTACCATTGATGTTCCAAACATCAACTTCAACTTTAAATCCTTGACCAATTGCAGAGTCGATGTGTGAAATCGTATTCTCTAGTTCTGGATTAGGTCCGTAGAGATTGCCTCTGTGCGCAATATAAGTTTTTGACACTTCTGTAGCGAATTCATCACCGCCAGAATCCGTCATGCCATCTGAGTCTATAAAGTCTGTCATTTAAACCAACTCACTAATACTAGTCTATGTCCTTGTTGAACCTGCGTAACACCGTGCAGAGTTTTGCCGTCGTAGATCATTGACTGACCGTCAGTCGTTTCCACGATTACCGGTATAATATCTCTTCCATATGGACCATGACCATTACCGGTTCTCTTCGCATATTTGAATGCGGGTCTTGGCTTCCTATTGTATTTATCATAAATCAAACTACCACCACCAATTAAATCTTTCGTTTCTATCATGGTAATGATAGTTAATTTTATGACTTTATCATCGTCTGTATGTATTCTGGTAAATGCATCCTTTCCATACATTACAAAATAATGAGCGTGAGTAGTGAGACCTTCACTTTCGCCTCTCGCAGAAATTTTCTGTATGATGTCATTCCACTGTTTAGGATGTATGTCCCGTTTGTCTACATCAAACAAATTGTAATCTTGATGAGCAAGTTGAGGATCGAGGGTGTTGAATAGTTCTCTAAGTTCTGCTCTCTCTTCCTCGGTAATCAGTTGCTCTATCTTATAGTTAGTAGTCATGTCTCAGTGCTAAACCAGAGTAGACTCCTTCGCTGTTGTATATAGTAGAAAGATTCAACTCAACATTTAGAAAACCAAACGTGCGAAAAAATTCACGCCACATGGCTTTTGTCCATCGAACGACATGCGTAGGATCAACTCGCGAACATTCCAACACGTAGTCTTCACCAGGCTTTGCGCAGATCGGCATACGAAATACGATTGCCTTGGTCTTGATGTTTTTAAAAAAGTTTTCAAGCGCATCATAGTCCATGTGTTCGAACACGTCAAGACCAAACACTACGCCGTGATTCGTTGACCAATCTACTTCACCTCTAGCATCGTGTCCACGTTCTCGTGCTTTAGCTAAAGCCCATGTTGAGATGTCTACACCATAGCAGTCTAGATTTCTGCCCTCAAGACCCTTGAGTAAAAAGCCAACAGCACAGCCGAAATCAAGTACTGGCTCTTGTAGTAGATTCATCTTACCTAAGAAATCACTGACTTCTTCTGCGAGACGAATGTAACGATCTTGTCGGTCTAGGTAGTTGGTGTAGTTGTTGCTTTCATAATATTCCTTGTCAAACATTTATGCAAAATTCCTATCGTCGAGGTCCATTCGTTGTGCTACTGTATGAAGCAAACGGTTGTTGTTGTAGTACAAACACGTACCGCAAGCCTTGTCCCAACACTTACCTTTATTGTCTCTTACTTCATACGGATATCCATTCATAGAGTAGTTCAGATTAGCATTATCCCATATCTTGATTACGTTGTCAATGCTACCCAAAGAAAATTCTAGTTTGTATGTGCGATCTTCTAGCACGTGACTCGTGCACATATACACTTGATAATCGCCACCGTCTGGATGTGGTGCAATGTATGGGCGTGTCAAGCCGACATAACAACCTTCTTCGAAAGGTCGCGTTGCGTCCCAGATGTCTTTAATAAAGAACTTTGATAGACTGTCGATCTCTTCGATCACAGGTCGCCACTTGTTCTGAATCTCTGTTTGATAGCCATCAACTAGTGCGTTGCCTGCAACACGGCAGAACTTAACTTCGGGATTTAGTTCAATCAGTCGAGCGATCTTTTGAATCGACTCTTTCGTAGTGCCAATATACGGCTTCTTCGTGCGAGACAGTTCGTCAGGCACACCACCGGTGCCGTCGTAGATAATATACGACAGACCGATCTTGTCACGAGGGAATGATCCGAAATCATAGTCTTCGGGATTCTTACCTTCGTCAAGTTTAATCAGACTGATACGAATCCAGTTGAGCCACTTAAATGCTCGTTTGTCTAGGTGACGCTCAATGTTTTCGCTGTTGGTGATGATACCCACATCGAAGCCAAGTTGACCGCATAACTCTACTACGTCTGTGATATTCTTCTTATGCTCTTTGTCGCGATACAGCATAGGATTACCACCACCCGTGATCTCTACTGCTTTAGCACCAAGTGTCTTAAAGTCTTCCATCATCTTGACCAACTTAGGCCATGAGATGTAACTCTTTAGTGGACGTGCCGCAACAGAACAGAACGGGCAGTCGCTATCGCAGATTTCACACAGCGATAACTGAACGTTGATGGGCTTGAACTTGTCTTCGTATTGAATCGAGTACAGCACGTCCGTATGCTGAAGATACTTGTCGCCCCACGTGCTGTACTTCTGAGTTTTTTCTTCGTAACTCATATTTGCTTCATTAGTTCCTGAACGTCTTCGCCACGATTGGGCAACTTGTCTTTCAAAAAGAAATGGACGAAATGGCAATCAGAGATTGATTCATGTGCTGTAAACAAGCCATTCCACTTGCTGTCCATATACTTAGTAGGCACGTTATATTTTTTGATGAAATAATTTAGTAGCGTTTGATCTGTGCTCCACTTCCATGCGCCTTTACCATTCACAAAGTCCATAAACTCGACTCGTTCAATAAACTGCTTTGCGGTCTGACCGTTTAGATACGGCTTAAACTTTTCGCTGTTCAGTAGTATCATACCCATGTTGAAAAATTCGTACCCTAGACGACCTGGCTTAAAGTCGGCTTTCTTTTGTTTTTGAAGCAAGTCATACTGCATCATAGAGTAGTTAGTGATCTTATCTTTGTACCACTTCTGAATTGGCATGTCTCGCTCGCAGACAGCACCAAAAGCATGATCAGTGCCAAAGTCTTCGAAGATATTGGGCGAGCCTTCGCGAATGTAGATATCTGCGTCAACGATGGCAATCTGATCGTAATCGTCTAACAGATCGAAGGCATTTTCTTTCTCGTAGATAGGCAAAAAGCCACCGTGATTAGCAGTGGCTTCTTTACTGCGATTAGTCATAAATGGATCTGGCGCTATCTTTAACTTAGGGCTGGACAGCACAATGTGGTCGATCTGATTCTTCCAACAATAGTCCGCAACTGACTGAATACACGTTGAATAGAGTGCAGAGTTTTTCGCTTTGCCTAAGCAAACTTGATATATGAGTCTTTTCATGTCTTAAAGGGTCTACCCGGATGATTGTGTTCGATTGTTACGCCAACTTCGTCATTCTTGAATTGCATACATGCGGTTTCATTCCATCTGCCGAACTTATCACACGTTCTATGTATCCAAGCATCTGAGTTGTATATAACTTTTTTATGGTGCCGAATTCTCATTAGTTCTCTTGCGGCATTAGGTGTCAGATAATATGCACCGCCCGCAAGTTTAGCGCGACCGTAAAGTTTTCCTTCTTTGTTGATGCGTTCGTCATGACACAGGCACGTGATATTCGTCAAATAAAATTTAGGATTAATGTCTTTTTTTAGCCATGCATCATGTTCCGCAACAATGAAAGGCGTCTGTTCGTCCCAGCATTTTTTCCACGCATGATAGTGACTGTACCAAACAGCTTTCTCTGTTTGAGTAAACTCAACATCTACGCCGCGTGAATAACTGTGCTTCATCGTGAATGGAAGAAAGTTACATTCGTCCGTCTCAAGGTCTTTCGGTGTCTTCGCTTCAAAATGATTGACCTTGAAGCCGTGTTTCGTCCAACTGGGAGTACAATGCTCTTTATAGTACTCTGATATGGGATTGCCTGTGATTGCAATCATCCATACTTCTGGCTTATCGGTAGTCATCTAAGTTAAACTCTGTTCCAATCATTTTATGTAAGTCTCGATCATTGTTAGTATACACTAATACTTCAGGATCGTCAAGAAGAAAATCACAATTCTTACAGTAGTCTGGATAGTCACCAGTGCGATGAGACTGTCTCAGAGCCGAGTACTCTGGTCCTCGGATGACTTCTTCGATTGTGTTTTCAGAACAGTGTCCGAGAACTGCTTCTTCGTCCCGTCCCAGAACTTGACAACAAGGATGTACAGCCCCCCGTTTACCGTCAAGACCGCCAGCACGTATAACCACATCGGGACTAAATGGTCTTCCACAAGTCTTTACCTTTCCTTTTCTTGCATTGTCTCCGATGTCCCATGCGCCAGACCAGTTATGCATTTTCCAGATTTCTGTTTTACAACCTAGTTCTTCGACAAGTTTTTTGTAGTTCTCTAGTTCAGATTCAATGTTGTTATTGTCTGTGATCAGATGATACGTCTCAACAACACAACTTGAGCCAGACGCTTTTACGTAGTCGATCATCTCTTTGATGTTCTTCTTAATCAGATGATAGTTACTGCCGCGTGTGTTGTACATCCACTTATCGTAGTCTTCGGGCGTAGATCCAATAAACGAGAAACGAAAGAAGTCAAGACCTGCATCTACACAGTCACGCATAAATTGACCGTGCATTTTAAATCCGTTTGAAAAGATCACTGCTTGTGCGTCATACTTCTTAACAATCTTGATGTACTCGGGCAAATTGCGATTGATAGTTGCTTCGCCCGAACCATCTAAGTTAACAACACGTAGTCCATGCTTCTTGCAGTCTGACACATACGTCTCAAACTCAAGCAAAGACATCTTGGTAAGAAAGCCCGGATGACGACCACCTTCACGCTTGTCTTGAGGACACATCGAGCAATCAAAGTTACATGCACCCTGTACTTCAATCACTGCTCTATCAATATTAATCGTTGACATTTAACTCACCTAATATTTTGTTCTTATAGCGATTCGCTCTCTGGTCCATATGACTCAGAATTTGTGGCATCTTATCGAGATACTTATAGAAATCGTTATCCGGTAATCCCGGCTTTGTGAAGTGTACACCTTGCGGATTATGAACTTCTAGAATCCCGCTATCGCCTAGCGAGATGACAGGCTTGCAAAGATTTCTTGCAATGTACTGCCACATGCCATCATAGAATATACAGAATCTACAATGTCGAATGTGGTACATTGCTTCGCGAACTGGCGTACGATAGGTCAACTCGACCATATTGAACCCTCTCATCTCTAAGAGTTCAATGATACGTTCCCAGTCTTCAGGAAAAAATGTGCGCTTCCAGCCTCGAGGAGTCTCTGCGTTGAACAGAGGTCGCCAGAAGCACACTTTATTTTCTACAGGATCAGCCCAAACATCTTTGCGAAATATCCATGAAGGGAGACCATCGAGTACAGCAAGAGGACTTCGTTGTCGTTGAAATCCTCTGTGCCGCAGTTTGGTGATCTCGTAGTCAGTGGAGTTGAAAATATGATTCATCTTCACTGCGTCTTTGTCATAATAAAAATTATGAAGATACTCGGCTCGCTCGATGATTGTTTCAGGATCTTCGAAGTGATGTAAGTGATCTTCAGAATGTTCCCAAAAAACATTCATCGTCATCTGCTCAAGCGGACGGCGCTTTCGTATTAGATGAACCATCATGTGAACTGCATTCAACCCAAAGAGTATGTCCCCAACTCCAGGAGTGCCTCTCCAATCGACTTCTGTGTCGTAGGTGAAGAGATAGGGATGTTTTCTTATAGGATCATGATACAGTTCAAAATTCATCTAATATAAGTCAATCGAAATTGCTTTCTCCATTGAGTATTTTTCTGACCACTGCTCGGCAGTATAATCGTCTTTGAGTTGACGCTTCTTGCCTTTAGCATTGGTTCTATCTAAGTAACGATTTTTATGATTGTTACGCTTCTTGTTTCGGGAATCAAATCGGCTGTACTTAGCCATGATCAAACGTTCTCCATTCGCTCCATTAATCTTTCCGCACGATTAGTGACTTGACGATACCACAGACTGTCACGCCCTTCAACGGCGGCGCGTTTCCAATCGCCTTCTGCAATAGCGGCGTTGAAATTCTTAAATTTACTAAGTCGAGTACGACCCATGTTAAACATCATATTAACCAAGATTTGTTGGACCTCGTCTGGTAGGTCTCCAAATCCCCCCTCGCCGTATAAGTGCTGACACTCTCCGATGGCGAGGTCGAGGTCGTGATCGAAACACTCCTTAACTCGTGCTTCCGTAACTCCAGTACCGACTGGCTCGCCGAATTCTGGGTCACTTTCGAGGATAAGGTGACCAACTCCAAACGTGGGGTAACCGAGGTGATCGTTGTATATGACATACTCGACTCCTTCGTCTATTTTTAATTGTTCGTAAACTGCTTCTCTGTTCATCGGATTTCCATCCACTCCTTTGTCATGATGTAGTCCCTTACGAGACCACTTCTTACTATGTCTTCCCAGTTGAAACTGATCACAGAAAAGTGCTTCAGTTGCTCAACTATTTGTAGAAAAGTATTTATACCTCTCTTATCGTTTTCAGACCTAAAGTCGGACTGGTAGTAGTCACCACAGAAAATGATTTTAGAACAATGACCAATCCTTGTCATAACAGAATCTAATTCATGAAAATTTAAGTTCTGCATTTCATCCACAATCACAATAGAGTTATCGAACGTCACACCACGAATGTATGACGTTGATTCAAAACTTATATACTTGTTGTGTACAAGCTTATCGTACGCGCCAGGATCTCCATCGAACAATTCAGATGTGATTGCTCGATAAGGTCCTGTGTATGCGTTGAGTTTTTCTTCAATCGTACCAGGCAGATAGCCAACATCACGTGTGGGTACAACTGATCGAATAATTTTGACTGATTCGTAAGGCGAACTTTTATCCATCACTTCTTCTAGTGCGAGATACATGGCAAGAAATGTTTTGCCTGTACCTGCTGTGCCAACTAGAGCCATGTTGTCGCCATCTCTCCATGCATCAAAGGCATGCTTTTGGCGATCAGTGATAGGATCAATTGTAATGAGATCGTCGATTCGAATATGCATCGACTCGTTCCGCTGTTTATTTGTCATCATACATTAATAGAATTTTTTACACGAGTACCAGAGGCTTTCTTGATATTTTTAAGATGATCTTTCCAATCGCCTGAAGT